AACATTGAGAAGTCACGTTCTGTTAAGGAGAAGTCTAAGATCCCTATCTCAGTATCATGGGAAGGTGGAGTAGAAAAGTATAGTGGATTGTTAGAGGTTGCTCTTGCAGGTGGCTTTGTTCAAAAACCAAACATTGGTTGGTATGAGGGTGTTAATCCAGAAACTGGCGAAGTGCTCACATCTAAGTCACGTGCGGCAGATGCACTCAAAGAAGAGTTCTGGACACGTATCATGGCAGAGACAGATTTCAAAGACTTTATTAAACGTACATTCACTATTGGTTACAAGAGTGACATCGACTTCGATGAGTTAGTAGAGGAAGTGTAATGAAATACGACGAACAATTCGATAGGGAACTGCCCGAAGAGAACGTGGATTATGAGATGGTTCCAGGAGAAGAGGAAAACTGGTGTATCCGTATCATGACAGGCAATTTCGTAGAAACTGTGTTTGCCTTCGGTGAGTTGAAGGTTAGTGGGGAAAATGAAGAGCCAATGATGTCGTTTAACTTTGATATCATATCTACACCAGATCCTGATCTGGAACCCGAAGATACTGCTTTACAATTAGTCGTGGGTGATGTATTATCGGCAGTATTAGTAAATTCGATTAAAGATGAATCGGTAGCAACAAGGGAATCAAAATGAATATAGATCAGGTAATACTTCGCAACATATTAGTTGACGAAAACTACATGCGCAAGGTACTGCCTTTTATCAAGCCCGAATACTTCGGGAGTGTATATTCTAAGTTGTTTCTAGAAGTGGGAAAGTTTGTTGGCAAGTACAACAGGCTTCCCACCCTAGAGTCATTCAAGATTGAACTTGATGAAGCTTCTGGATTGTCTGATGCCGTATACAATGAGGCGGTTCAGCTACTACCAGAGATCTTCAAGATTGAAGAGATCGATATGGAATGGCTAGTTGATAAGACTGAAAAGTGGTGTCAAGATCGTGCGGTTCATAATGCAATCATGGAAGGTATTAGTATCATTGATGGTAAGCACCAATCCCTGACTAAGAACGCTTTGCCTGATCTGTTGTCTGATGCTTTAAGTGTTAGCTTTGATGCCAACATTGGTCACGACTACATTGAAGACTTTGATAAGCGTTTTGACTTCTATCACGCTGATGAAGAGAAAATGCCTTTCGATATTGAGATGCTAAATACAATTACTAAAGGTGGTATTCCTAACAAGTCTCTAAACGTTATCCTTGCAGGTACAGGCGTTGGTAAATCTCTTGCCATGTGTCACATTGCTGGTGCGGCTATGGAGCAAGGTAAGAACGTTCTCTATATCACAATGGAGATGAGCGAAGAACGTATTGCAGAACGTGTTGATGCGAATATTCTAAACGTTCCTATTAACGAACTAGACACACTGTCTCGTGATGCATACTCTGAAAAGATTGCACGTCTTCGTAAAGGTAACTGTGGTAAGCTTATCGTTAAAGAGTATCCAACAGGTTCTGCACACGCAGGACATTTTAGAGCACTACTAAATGAGTTAAAGCTAAAGAAGAAGTTCAAGCCAGATATCATCTTTATCGACTATCTGAACATCTGCGCTTCTTCACGTATGAAAGCAATGGGGGGATCAATCAATTCTTATACTTACATTAAAGCGATTGCAGAAGAACTTCGTGGACTGGCGGTGGAATTCGATCTCCCGCTCTTCACTGCAACGCAAACGACACGTTCTGGTTTTGGTAACTCGGATGTTGGGCTTGAAGACACAAGTGAGTCTTTTGGATTACCCGCTACGGCAGACCTGATGTTTGCTTTGATAGCAACTGAGGAATTAGATGCTGTTGGTCAAGTCATGGTTAAGCAACTTAAGAACCGATACAATGACGTTAGTACTAATAAGCGGTTTGTTGTAGGTATAGATAGATCACGAATGAGACTGATGGATGCCGAAGGGGATCCGACTGAAGGTCTGATGAAGGATATTCCTGTATTCGATAATACCACCGCACAAGAGAAATTCAATAACTTCAAAATGGAATGATACGATGAAAGTATGGACAGTAGTAACACCTCAACCCTCAAAAGAACTATTTGAGGGGGGTATCAAAGATGCTCAAGATCTTATTAGTTATTGTGCTAGGGTATCAAACCCAGCTAATGAAATGAACACAGAAACTGCCGATAAGCTTATCCGATATTTGGTTAAGCATAAGCATTGGTCGCCACTAGAAATGGTGTCTTGTACACTCGGTGTTGAGACTACCCGTGATATCGCTAGGCAACTTTTGCGCCACCGTTCAATGTCATTTCAAGAATTCTCGCAACGCTATGCAGATCCCCAAGATATGAAAGAGGCGTTTGTTATTCGAGAAGCACGTATGCAAGACACTAAGAACCGACAGAACTCGGTGCCTAATACGGATAGAGAACTTGCTAGAGCATGGAGAATGAAACAAGATCAGATCATTCACGAAGCTAAGTTGGCATACAATTGGGCAATCTCAAAGGGCATTGCAAAGGAACAGGCGAGATCTGTCCTACCCGAAGGAAATACTGTATCTCGTCTGTTTGCAAACGCAACCTTGCGTTCTTGGATTCACTATATAGAACTGAGAAGCGGTAATGGAACTCAACTAGAACATATGGAACTGGCACGTGCCATTGCCGTTGAGATCTCAAAGATATTTCCAATGACAAAGGAGTTCGTTCAAGATGGGTAGAAAACTCGACACCTACAAAGCTGAGAGTGGAAAGGGGAAATGTGAAGTACATTTCGATTACAAAACCGAAAGAGGTTACATTAAGTACTTTGATAGTAACGACAAGATGTTTTACACAGAACACTTTCCAAACAATTCTATCCGATATATCCAAGATGCCGCAGAAAACTGGTGTTTGGGTATCAAGAAACTAGAAAAAGAATACATTTAATCATTGACAAGTCGTTAAAACAGAAGTATATTAGGAGTACTTATGAGGCGAATTACTATGAAAAACATTCTATCAGGTAGCCTGACGTTGGTGGCACTAGTCATTCCGCTGGCCGCATGTATAACCATTGTTACTAAAGAATACGCAGAGGCTAAGGAATGCTTGGCATTAAATGTGTATCACGAAGCACGTGGTGAATCTGAAGAGGGGCAGTACGCAGTGGCTCATGTTACTATGAACCGTGTGGATTCCCCTAGATACGACAACACCGTATGCGAAGTGGTATACGCTCGTAAACAATTCTCTTGGACACACTTGATAGCTGACCCTCGTCCCAAGGATCGCTATGCATATCACTTGGCTAAACTCATTGCCGCCGATGTGTTAGGAGAACGTGTTGAAGACAATACTGGTGGTGCAGACCACTATCACGCAGACTACGTAAGTCCTAATTGGGCTACTGAAGAATATATGAATAAAACAACAACAATCGGAACCCACATCTTTTACAAAGCGAAATGATCATTATGGAAACAGCACCAGAACTACCTAAACTAAAACTACTAATCATTGGGCATGGAAGGCATGGTAAAGATACCGTGTGTGAAATGCTCAGAGACAACATGGGCTATACATTCGAAAGCAGTAGCCACTTTTGTTGTAAACAATTCATCTACGATATGTTAAAGCCAAAATATGGTTATAAAGATATTGAAGAGTGTTATGCAGATCGACACAATCATCGTGCCGAATGGTATGATGCAATCTGTGCATACAACAAGGCGGATGCCGCACGATTGGGTCGCCAAATGTTTGCTGAGTATGATATCTACTGTGGACTACGTAACAAACGTGAGTTCTTTGCTATGCAGAATACTGGTGTTTATGACTTCTGTATTTGGATTGATCGCTCAGACCATTTGCCTAGTGAAGGCGATGACAGCATGAGCCTTAAGCAGTGGATGGCAGACTTTACTATTGACAACAATGGAGATTTTGAAGAGTTGCAGTTTAACACTCGTAACTTGATGGAACAGTTGCATGGTGGCGTATCCCATCTAATGAAAATGAATGCTCCACCACCTGTGTTTGATAAGGGTGGGTTCGAAGTAGATTACAACAAACCAGAACCCGTTGAACTAGAACAGACGTATGCCGCTCCTGTGTGATATATGTCACAACATTAAATCAATGTCACAGCCATTGACACTTTAGGTGGTCTGTGATACTATATAACTTGTAAACGTTGAAGCAACGTGAACGCATACTGGACTGGGGGGCAGTACCCCACAGCTCCACCAAAATTACTTAGCAGGAGAGTACAATGATTAAATGGATTACAACTTCATATATCAACTGGATGGCTAAGAAAGAAGCAGATGTACCAAAATACCTATCTGGTTGTAATAAGTAATTTTGATGGGGCTGAACTAGGATCGACAGGTGTTGTAGTGAAGTGGAGTTTACCGGGTGACTGCGAGATTGGTCAAATTACTAAATGCAAACAATAACTTTGCACCATCTGGATTGCGCCTAGCGGCATAATCACAGGGGGTTGGCGACTTACCTAGCAACAGAAAAGTCGCACTAACAATTAACAAGGACG